AGTCTTTACAGACTGGCTTTGCATGTCAACAATGAAATTGTTAACTAGTGTGTTTAATGTGGTCATTTTACTTTCCTTTGTGGTTAATTTGAATTATTGTTAAATGTAATGATATAATATATACCAGTTGAATGGTCTAAATGTGACCCCTCAACTAGCATGAGATAAGGATACACCATGAACAGAGTACATGTCAAACCAGAAGAGTTTTTTTTGGAAAAATCATTTAGAAGTAAACATCCGAAATTTAACTTAACAAAAAAAATAAATAAAAAATTTAAAGAAGAAAAAGTTTCAGAAAAACGGTGGCAAGGGCAACGTATACAGGTACACTAAGACTGGCTTTAGGCAGGATCTAGGTTTGAATTTAAGATCTAACTGGGAAGCTAACTTTGCCAGAGTATGTAGCGTATATGAAATTGAATTTGAATTTGAGCCAAGAGTATTTACATTTCCAATTAAAAGAGGCACAAAGGGATATACTCCAGATTTTTATTTTAACAAAACAGAAGATTGGATTGAGATAAAAGGGTATTTAGATGTAAAAAGTAAAATAAAAATAAAAAGATTTAAAAAATATTACCCAGAAGAATTTGCCAAACTTACAATGATAATAAGTAAGTACTCTTCCGATGCAAAAAAGTTTGTTCAAGATCTTGAAGTTCCTAACGTAATTTTTTACGAAGACATAAGATCTTTTTACGCTGATACGCTATATAAATGGGAAGGAAAGTAATTCAAATGGCTTCATATAAAGAACAATATTATTCGCTTGAAGAAAACGAAATGCAAATGCTTATAGAAAAAGCGAAGAAGGGAAATACAAATGCGCAAGCAGAACTTCTTAAGGTTTTTAATAATTTTCTAACTAAGTATGCAACAATGTTATATCAACGGCAAATATAATCTTAAGGATTACGACATAAGAAGATTCATTGGTCTTTTTGTCAAAGATAATTATACCAGGATGGCACTAAATAGAAATAAATTAAATAAAAAAACAACAATTGTAGTTAATGATGTTATGAGGGGAATTAATTACATGACTAAAAGATACGGAACAGAGGAGGATATTAGGCAGACTGTTGATCTAACTTTCCTGCAGTGCGTTAATAGATATCAAAGGAAAGATTCAGAAAAGGGACCAATACCCTTTAGTGCCTTTTTGTATAGTTATTTTTTTTATTTACTAAAAAAGAATGTTGATACATTTTTAATAAATCAATTAGGTAGAAAAACTTTTCCATTAATTACAAATGACAGCTTTGAAGAAGATGAAGAGGGAGAAAAGCAAATTGGCTTTAGGCCAGATCCAGTTGAGGTAAACTTTGAACAATTTTTATTAGCAGAAAGCATAGATCAAATGTGGGTCATGGGAGAAACATGCGCAGAACCTTTCAACCAACTTACCATTCAAGAAAGACAACTGCTAAAATGGAGGTACGGTGACAATAAAAGATCTTCTCATATAGCGGAGAAAATTACAGAACATCCAAACACAGTAAGAGAACATTTAAAAAATATAAAAGATAAAATAATAAATATTATTATAGAATCTAACTTAGAGGAATTATTTCAGTACATAAAAGACAAAGATGATAAAGAGGAAATCGAATAATAAATGGATAATGAAAATTTATTAAAATTAAATCAACTTCTAACTTCTTTTTTAGGCCCGCAGATAAAAGAGGTAGTAGATGCCTATGGCGTAGGCGAAAATTATAAGAAGTATTTTGTGGAAATACCAGAGGTAGACAATATAGATCTTGGCGTCATGGATATGGCAAACCTCGTTGCCAAAACCTCTAACGCCTACGGCAGAGCAGCTAGATTTGCTGGAATGGCAAGAGCTCATTTTAAGCTAACAGAAGGTAAATATAAAGCTGTCTACAAGAAAAATAGAATAGGAAAAAACGAGGCTGAAAGAGAGGCTGCCGCAATGTTGGCAGCTGAAGAGCAGTATCAAGCACTTATTGTAGCTGAGTCTTTAGTCCACCTTGCCGAATCAATGGAAACATCTTCTAGAATAGCTTCTGAATCGGCAAGAAAGCTTATGGACAAAATGCAGTCCATGCAAGTCGCTACCGCTAGGGAGGAAAAAGGCTTTTTCTTGGAAAAAGATTTTGAATTTTAGTTTATGAAAAAGTATATAGGTCATTACAAATGCATCGAATCTCCGGAAGAGTTTTATTCTATGTCTAGAAATCAATTAGATTTTCCAACACAGGTAAGATACAATTCTAAAAGCTTTTTACTCTATACAACGTATTTATTAACTTCTACAGCGCAAGAGAAACGAATGATTGACCAAGCAAATCTAAATAATATAGATACAAATGTAAGAGTTTGACCATGCACATAGAGGTTTTTTGTGATGGAGCCTCTAGAGGGCAGGGGCAAAAGAAATTAGGAGAGGCGGCATGCGCGGTAGTGATTTACAAAAACAGAAAAAGAGTAGCCCAATTTGCAAGGGGGCTAGGCGCAAGAACTAACAATGAAGCAGAATACGAGGCGGTTATAGCAGCGCTTTTGATGTGTAGTATGTCCGACCTAGTGCACCCGGTTATTTATACGGATTCCGCCGTAGTTGCAAATCATATAAACGGAAACTGGAAATGCAAAAACAAAACTTTATTACCATTATTAATGACTATTCAAGATATATCTGAAGAATATAAATTTAGAGTAGTGCATGTTGCGAGAAAAATAGTTTGGGAGCCAGATAGTTTAGCCAATTCTTTTTTAGATCAGTTAGAAAAAAGAAGTTATAACGTCAAAAAAAATGATATAATATAAGACATGAATATTCACACCTTAGATTACGTTAAACAACAGCCTATAGTTGTAGGCCTTGCCGGTAAGGCCGGAAGTGGGAAAACATCTGTAGCAGAGTCCATAGTTCCAAAGGGATCGCTTAATCGATTGAATTATGGAGTTGTGTGGGATCATATATTTTTTGCTCTTCCAGTGTATGAGATGTTGTCCGCCAAAAACAATATACGAGGACTGAATGAAGAGTCTAGAAAAAAATATGCAATACATGAATCACTATATAGTCTCTACGGTAATAGTTCCATAGGGCTAATTCCAGATTACGATCGTTTTATTGAAAAGGTAAATCATATATACAATTTACCCTTAGATCCATATGCTCAAAAACAGAGAACTTTTCTGCAGAGAGCAGGAGATATTTCTAGAGATGGTTATGATGATTGCTTTTGTCATTGGGCCATTAAAAAATGTACAGATCTTTATAAATCTTATATTAAATCATTAACCGAAGAGGACGAAGAAGATCCCTTTGTCATTATTATTTCAGATGTTCGTCTTGAGAATGAAGCAAAGGCCATTCTCAAAATGCCAAACGGAGTTGTGATATACTTCGATGCAGATCAGCAGACTTTGAATGAAAGATTAATAAAAAGAGATGGAAAAATTTCTTCTGCTAAACAAGATTCGCATATCACCGAACAGCAAGGAGATATAATAAAGCAGTCAGCATCTTTTGTTATAGATACTAATAATCTAAGTATAGAAGAACAAACTAAAAAAACTTTACAAGCACTAGGTATAAATTCATAGGAGAGCAATGCCAAAAATAAATAAAACAGCACAAGAACAATCAACAGATTCACCACTAGATCAAATTGTGGGTCTCTCTACTGGAGAGATAGCCTTTTCTAGTTCTCCAATATTCATATGTGGGGTAAATAGAAAGGTGAACATAGGAAATTTTGAAAACGTAGACATATACGCTGGGATAACCCTTCCCCTAAATAACGTATCCTTAGAGGATAAGGAGTCCTTAGAAGAGGCGGTTCGCGAGGCAGCTTCATATGGGTTTTCTTTAATTTCAAAAGAAACCGGAGACAGATATTCTTTAATAAAAGAATCTCAACAACAAAATAAATAGTATTTTAATCAGTACTATATTACTATATATATGTATATAAAGTTAAATAAACAAATTCAAGGCCAGGTAAAAAATGTTTAAAAAAATAATTGAAAAACTTTTTAAGAAAGCACAAAAAGCTACTGCCGACGACAACACCGTGTGGGGCTCAGCCGGCAGCAAGGCAATCGCCGACGCCGTTTTGAACACATGGAAAGATACCGCGCTTGATATAGCAGAAAAAATAGACAAAGGAATAGAAGACGTTAAAAATGAAGTTAAAGAAACAAAAGAAGAAGTTGAAAAAACAGTCAAAGCAAAGAAAACAAAATCTCCTACCACCAAAAAAAGAACTACTAAACCAAAAAAATAAATTTTCAATAGTGAAGCACGTCGACTAAACTTTGGTTTAGTTGACGTGTTTTTATATTTTAGTATTACTATTATAGCGTCTAGAAAAGTTTTTGGTGGTTTACATGTCTTTAGCTAAGTCCAGAAAAGTAAAAAAGGGAAACAAATGATTGTTGAAGCCATGTGGAAAGTATTGTTTTTCCTGTATGATATATTAGAAGGTATCGAGAAAAAGAAAAAGAAAAAGAAAGAGAATATTTAACATGGCAAAAACAGCAGCATGGCAGCGTAAAGAACGGCAAGAATCCCAAAGGTGGACTAAATCGCAAGGGAGTTGCATCCTATCGTAAGCAAAACCCAGGGTCAAAACTTAAAATGGCCGTTACAACAAAACCAAGCAAACTAAAACCAGGATCGAAGGCAGCTAAGCGTCGCAAGTCTTTTTGTGCTAGAATGGGTGGAATGCCAGGGCCGATGAAGGACAAAAAGGGTAGGCCGACACGTAAAGCCCTGGCACTTAGAAAATGGAATTGTTAAAAATTTATAAAAAGACAAATAACAAGGAGAAACAAATGCCAAAAGTAGGAAATAAATCATTCGCATATACAAAGGCTGGCGAAAAGAAAGCTAAAGTATATGCAAAAAAGACAGGTAAGAAAATGACAAAGAAGTCATCCAAGAAAAAGATGGGATACTAATCATGGCCGCAAAAAAGAAGATGCCACCAAAGAAAGCTGCAGCTAAAAAGGAAACAAAGAAAGGCGAAGCTGGTTTAACAGCTGGTCAAAAGAAACTTCCTCCTTTTATTAAGGCAGCAATTTTAAAGAAGAAAAAGAAGAAGTAATTCATAGTTCTAGTAGATAGAAAGGCGCAACATGCCAAAAGTAGAATGGGACATCGTAGTTCCGGTTAAGCAGCCAGCTGATCTTAAAGGTGTTGCTCCCGGTAAGCTTCCAGAATCTCTCTTGCGTCCAGCAGCTGGCGGCGGTAAGCTTCATTGGCTTACCGCAGCTGCGTGGGGCGCAATGGTTGAGGCAGCAAAAGCAGATGGTATAGAGCTTAAACCAACTTCAGCTGGTGACACATATAGAACATACGAATCGCAACTTGCCTCTTTCAAACAGCGTTATACAACAACGCCAAACGGAAATGCTACGAGAACTTTTGAAGGCAAGAAGTGGTATAAAAAGGATCCTAAGCTAGCTTCTTTGGCAGCTCCTGGTACGTCTCAACACAATACTCGGATTAGCTGTTGATGTTCATACGGCTGGAGAGCCAAAGCGTCTCAAGTGGTTGATTGCTAACGTTCGCAAGTTTGGTTTTTCATGGGAAGTTGTTCCAGAAGAACCCTGGCACCTCCGCTACACTGAGGGAGACAATCCTCCTGCAGCTGTAGTAGAATACATGGCTAAGAGTAACATTCAAAAGCCTGTAGGTGCGGCGGCTCCAGCTGCATCCACCGTAGCGGCTGGGGCCCCCGCTGCTGGTAAGGACGACGGAGGTGACCTGGATCCAGGCGACAGCGGTCCGAGGGTAACGAAGTTGCAAGAGGAACTCGCTGAGCGTGGTTTCTACAAGGCTACGCCGGACGGACAGTTCGGCCCGAAGACGGAAGAGGCTGTCATTGCCTTCAAGAAGTCCAAGGGGTATGGCGAAGGTCCTAAGGCAGGCAAGCGAGTTCTTGACGACCTTGGTATTGGTCTCTAGCCATGGAAGCAGCAATTGTCGCCCTAATTGGAGTAGTAGGTTCTATCCTAGTTGTTCTTGTTGAAAAAGGCAGGAAAGAAAACACCAGGGATCACGCTGTTGTTGCCAATAAACTAGAGACAATAACACATGTTCTCGAAAACATAGATGAAGATGTAGCACACATTGAATCTAAGATTGATAATCATTTAGATGATCATGTAAAAGCTGGTTTTGGTGGATTTGATATGGACGATAAAAAAGATGAGTCCAAAAAAAATAAGAAGAAGAAAAATGGCAAAAAAAGATAAAAAGTGGATTCAGAAAGCAATCAAAAGACCGGGCGCTTTTACCAAGAAAGCAAAGGCAGCTGGCAAATCAGTTTCGGGAATGGCCGCAGCTGTTACA